ATAGATACCATCAATGTTATCTGATTTATCACCGGATAAAATCTTAAATGTTTTTATATTGTAATGGGGAATCTCACATTCTTTCATAGGTATCTTATCACCCTTCTTATAGGTCTTCTTTGTATTAGGGGAATAGATTGATACTTTGTCGGAGATCAGTTGTGTAAGGTCTCTGTCAGCTGAAAAGATGACCTTATTTTCGTCTTCAGAGATTGAGCAGTAATATGCGATCATATCATCCGCCTCGTTGCCATCAACGTCTAATTGCCTTATAAACACCTCCTCCAAATACTGCTTGATCCTTTGTTTCTGTCTTTCAAAAGACACCAACTTATTTTCTTCTAATGGAGTTCTCCGGTTAAGTTTATATTGAGGGTAGATAAGTTTTCTTTTGGATGCGGACTCTTCACCATCCCAAAATACAACAACCTTATCAAAGTTTTGCTCCTGAACGAATTTTCTGATTGTATTTAGAAAGTGAAATATTCCACCAACGTGTTCTCCCTTATGGTAGAACTCTTTTACTCCGTGGAACCCTATTTTTAATAAATTATTTCCGTCAACTAATAATGTTTTAATCACACATCCTTGTTAAAAGGTTAGAAAATGTTTTTATAAGTATAACAGAAAAAATAGTTAAATCAAATAAAAACCCCTCTTTTTTTTTAAGAGGGTTTTGAATATGTGTTGAAAAATTAAATATGATCTTGGAAATCTTTGCCGTGCGTTTTTCTTTTATCAAGATAATCTTTTACAAACGCCAAATGGTCAAGAAGTCTATTTTTTTGTTTATCCATTAATTCGGAATCATTATTAATTTCGTTTTCAATTGAATCAAGGGTATTTGAAATGTCTGAAAGTTCTTGATCAGAAATATCATAATCTTCGATATGACCTGGATTTTCAGGATTAATACCCGCTAATCTTCTCCAAGGTTTTGTCATATTTTTTTCATATGTGTCCAGATCTTCTTTAATAACTCTTTTAACCAATCTTGTTAAATCTCTCTCCGTTAATCTTATAATTTTTGCCATAATAATATTTTAAATATAAATATCATATAAAATAAAAAAACCCTCTTTTAAGGGAGGGGTGATATTGTTTTTATATTTATGGTTTATATGGTTTTGGTTTGATATTATAATGAATCATTGATTTGGTTTTTTCAAATTCAGGATCTCTTTGTCTAATATAACGTTCTAAATGATCATACATCTCTCTATCAATAATACCATTTTCTTTTATAAAAGGATATTTTTTTCCGGGTCCAATGTCACCGGATTTATTTAAAATTTTTTGTACTTCCAAAACATCATTATCCATCTTGGTTCCACTAAAATCAGGCCACATCCAATGATATGTATTATAAACTTGATATACCTTCATTGGTAATTTAGATTGCTCTTCTATAACTTGTTTAACCAATCTTGTTAAATCTCTTTCTGTTAATCTTATAATTTTTCCCATAATAATATTTTAAATATAAATATCATATAAAATAAAAAAACCCTCACTAAAGAGGGTTTAAATTTATTCAGAAACATCTTCAGATTCTTCAAGTTTTATCTCTCCGTCTCCGGATAAGATACCATTCCAATACTGAGAGTATTCTTTTTTGTATTTCTCCAACGCATCTTTGTCGTCGGCGATATATCCCTGTGGAACCGCAATGATCTTACCATCTTTATAACCAAGACCATTTACGTGGTTTTTAAGAATTGATACTTTAGTTCTGATAGCGTAAGATACGGTTCTACCATTCTTGGTTGCGGTGATATGATTGATACCCGCTTTCTTTTGGTTACCAAATAAGAATACCAATGATGACGCCAACCATATAGCCTCTCCACCTTTAGCTTTGATCTCAGGTTGTCCGAATGGATTGTCAGGAAGTTCAACCCAAGGCTGATTAACCACAACGAGAGTATTATAATATGGATAATCTTCTTTTTTAGATTTTGTTATTCTTGAGTGGATTCCCATACCTATCTTATCGGCAAGAACACTGGCATTATGCTGTTTCCCACCCTTTCCATCATAAGTCATCTTACAAGGAATACTACCAATAGAATCCCAACAAATAAGAAGGTTATATGGAACTTCACCTTTTTCTTGAGCATCTAACAACTCATTAATGAAATCGGTTGCCTGTTCAATATAATCAAATGAATCATTGAAGATAAAATCTCCATCCCACTCTCCATTCTCATTCTTGGATGCTTTTAATCCAAGTTCAACTGCGTGTTCCCACGACCATTTACGTTCAGTGATAATAAATACCGGAAGATCACCTCTCTTTTGTGCATCTGCCGCAGCTAAGATCATAGCGGTAGTCTTACTACTATTGGTATGTCCCAAAAACATATTTACCCCACCCATTACAGGTCCGGGTATACCACAAGCGTTATGAAACGCCTCACCACAATTGTAATAATTTGTTTCTTTGTATTTTGTTTTAGTTGAGAATTTGTCTTTTATACTACTAATCCCACCAATATCTTTTTTCTTAATTCCTGCCATGTTTGATTTTTTTTTAATTAAAAAAGGGTGAGGTTTTAACTCACCCTTGGTTTAGTTCATAGATTAGAACGGCAATTCAGAATCTGGATCTTCGTCCTCTTGTGGATCAACAGTTTTGGTTTTGGTACTTTTGAAAGTTACTTCACCTTCTTCATCGTTACCATAGACATAACCACCTTTGTCAGAATCCCATCTTGGTGTTTCACCTCTTGCGATTGCTTCCAAATACTCGGTTGGTTTTTTGGAATAAACATCTCTCCAAGAGAGTTCATCAGCCAACCAAAGTTTAGCAGTTTCTTTATCTTCAGATACCGGAGAAGGATCATCATACATTACAGTTTGAATTGTAGTGTATTCCTTACCTTTTGGAGTTTTTGCCTTTGTGAGTTCAATGATGAGATCTCTTCCTTTTTCAGGATCAGTGATATCACCCTTTGCTCTCCAAATAGGAATGATTTTATCTAAAACACCTTCGTTCTTATAATTGTGTTTGAATCTCCAAAACTTAACACCATCTTCAGGTTTATCTCTATCAATAACCTTAACGATGTAGAACTTTCTCGCCTTATATTGTTTAGCAAGTTCTTTATCGGAATCTTTACCGGTGCCACTCAACTCTTCATAAACTTCGTTTAATGGAGATTTTTCGTTGTCGTTCTTTGCCGGATCGTAGAGTTTATTCCACTGACCACCAACTTGAACTTCGTGAAACCACGCTTCAACAAATGGAGAACTACCGTCTTTTGTGGGGAGAATTCTGATTCTTTTTTGTGCGGATTTTTCGTTTTGAGTAAGTATTGCCGCGAAATACTTTTTCATTCTTTCCTCTTGAGTCATCTTACTTGACCCGGAAGAACCTGACTGTTTTGACTTTTCGTACTGAGCTAAGACAGAATCTAATGTAGACATCATAAAATTTAATTTAATAAAAAAAGGTTTAATTACGATATAAGTATAATCTAAATTAAACCTTTAGTCAAATTAAATTCCAAAATTCTTATTCATATCTATATTAAAAGAATCCCTAACTTCATCATTTGAGAAGTTTTCTACCTCATCTGCAGTTAACACATACTCATTTTTACCGGATTTTTGAATATCTTGTTGTTTGTCATCAAAGAAGTCTGTAAGTTTCTGATTAAAAGGACCTGAATCTAAACTTCTTAATTCTAATTTTTCTTGCGGAGTCTTAGGTCTTGATCTTTCCACCGCTTGTTCAAGTGAATTGATTTTATTAACTAAATTATCCATTTCTCCCAACTTTGCCTCAAGTTTTTGAAGTTGCCCAAATAACTCTTCAAAATAAGAATCTTGTTTTTCTTTCATGTCTTTTTGAGAAGTGACAAGTTCTGTAACATCTAGTTCTTCAGTATCTCCTTCACCTTTTTCTTCTGATTCACCTTCGGCATCAACTTTTTCAACATCAGGATCGTTCTCAACATCAACAACTTCAGTCCCTCCGGTTGTTGCTCCTTCAGCTCCGGGAGCCGGTGGAACATCTCCTCCAGGAGGTGGTGGTGGAACTCCTAAATCTCCTCCGGGTGGAGGTGGTACATCTTGCTCAGATATATATCTATTAATTTTTTTATATCTTTCTATTTCTGTTATAATTTTTTTATCAATACTCATTTTTAATCGTTTAAAAGTTGTTTAACACCTGTTAGGGTTTCTACTTGAACCTTTCTGTTTTTATTAACCATGTCGTCGACTCTTTCTATCAAACCATCTTTCATTCTTACAGTATAACAATCCCCACTATCCAAATCACATACTTGTTTAATACCATTACCTAAATCTTTTTCAGTAGTTCTTGTATTTTTACCAAGATAACTATCCAATATTAATTTTGCACTCATAAAATATTATTTATATATAAATATATCAAAAAGTTCAAATCTACAAAAGTTTCAATGTTTCAGCTAAAACTGTGCCGGCAGCAAATGTATTAGTAATTAGTGCGATATCTCTTGGGGATTTAACTTTAAGTTCCTCATAAAATTTATCGTCTTTTGGATCAGTATTCCAATATAAAATCCAAGCTTTAGCCGCACTATCCACTTTTGATTCTGGAGTGGATAAATCAATTTTACTCAAAAAATTATTCCATCTTATTTTTACAAAATCAACCATTTTTTCTTTTGATTGAAATGTTGCGTAAGGTATATTTTGACTACCAGATATTAAACATAAAAACTCTTTATTTAAAATCGCATTTGCGTTAGTCCCCCAGTTTATTTTGAGTTGAGCACCACAGAAGTTATTATTAAAAGAAACAAACTGATTATTTGTAAAAGAATATTGGTATACAGTTAAGAAAATCATTAACCTCAATTTTTTATTGTTTTCTGTTGTACCAGGTATTTTTTGTAATAAAATTTTAGACAAATCCAACGGGGTTATAGTGCTTTGTATTTGATTAGCAGAAATGAAGGATTGATATTTTTGTTGTAGTGAATTCTTACATCCTTCTTTATTATCAACAGTGGTTGTAAGAATTTGTTCTTCTCTTCGTATTATTGTTATATTAGTTGTTGCTGCACTGCTAGTTTTAGTTTGTTTTTGTTGAACTTTATCTTTGAGAGATAAGAAAAGTTCAGTGATAATGTTTTGTAAATAATTATTTATTTCCGGATAGCTAAACATTTGTTGTCTAGTACCTGTAAACTTTGTGTCGAAAGATCCTGGTCTAATACTATGACTTACTTTTGTAATCAAATAAGGACCCGTAAACATAGGAATATGTTTAAGGTTGAAGTACATATCAGGTTGAATCATAGCATTACCCATTGCGGTAACCTCACAATTGTACGACCTATAATTATAAAAATCCCAAAGTGAAATATTTTGACTTGCAAATTGATTACCTGAGTTTCCCTCAACCTGATTTCTATTAGTCATCAAAGCTTCAACAGTGCTTTTACCTGCATCTTGTCCAACTTGTATATTTTTAAATATATTTTGATTTCTTATTCCTGCGTCCACATTAAATGCAACAACCTTGTTAGATAATGCCCAATCTTTTTTATTTATTAAATCATCCAAAATAGGAAGTTCAGAAACTCTTTTAAATTCCCACGCATCTGACTTAAATTTAACTTCAGGTGTTTTTTCAGCCGATAAATGCTTACTAGGTTGGTATCTCAACGTGAATACCAATTTAGGACCTGTCTTTCTTGTATCCACATTAGCAAACACTCCAAACATTTCATTACCGAATTCTAATGTTCCTTCTGTTTTTGGAACCTCGTTTTTGTCCGGCTCATAAACACCATAAAAATTAGAATACGACGATCTTAATGAAGTATTAAAATTATGGTCATTCATTATCTCCATCAACAACCCATAAACATCGTTAAAATTACTTGATGTAAAATTAGTAATTCTTTTTTTAACCTTCATTGGATCAAAGTAATGCTTGTCTCCAACATTTCTACTACCCCTATCTATTATCAAAACATCATCCATCAAACATTTTTGATTAAAATCATAACCAGCAATCCATTGATCGTTATAAGCTTTAAATGAATCCCACAGTTGTAAAGGTAATACTTCACTTTGCACCGCTGATTTTTTTGGTGATTCTTCCTTACTCTCTGTGATATCAGGTAATTCTTTTCTCAGCGTTGTAAAAATAAAATTAAGTGTTGTATCAATATAATTTTGATTATCGGTCAAATAAGTATCTATCTCCTGTATAAACTTGGTCCAATTATAATTGGGAATTAAATATTTTCTAGTTGCGTAAATTTTAATCAAAGGTGCCAATGCCGGGACACTGTTTTCATTAAATATGATATTACCATCTATGAAAAAGTCCGTTATGTACGACCCATTATTGGAATATCTCAAATTTGGTAGTGAAGAAAAACCCACATATAACTCCAACAATTTCCAAGTTTCCGGATAAGCGGCTCTTGATGCTGCTAGTGTGGTTCCTCCGGGTGTTGGTAGTGATCCTGCGGTATAGTTTCCGAAAACAAATTCATCCTCGATGAAGTTTACAGTTGAAAAACTGTCGAAAAGAGATCTATTATATCCCGATGGATTTCCAAATTTAATTATCTCATCGTATTCTAAAAACGATTGTGTATTTTTTAAAAGTTTTTTAAATTGTTCTTGTTGTATTGTATTAACAAATAAAGTAGAATCATTACTAACGGGAGTTTCAATTTTTAATAAATCAACCATCATAAGTTGAAAGTTTTTCTCTTTTTGTTTTACATCAACACTTAATTTTGTAATATCAATAACACTTATTGTTGTATCTCCAGATTTTATGACCTGAATATCATACATGGACCTACAATAATTTAAGAATTCAACTTCTAACTTATCCAACGCATCATAATCAAAAACAGAAAACATTTCTTCTATAGACGCATAATCGGAAATAACATTTAAAGAAAATGACTCTTGTTGTGTTTCATTTGTGAATATTGTTTTAGGATATCTATCAGGAGTAAATTTATCTATTTGCGAATTGTCAAAAAATCCGTAATGAGGTAAACCCCATAAACCTCTGACAGACCCATTAAAAACTGCCGAGTTATTAAGAACCGGAGTTTTTAACTTACCATCTTTATCAAAACATTCAAATTCAACTTGATTTATATTACTTCCAAATGAAGGGACAATAAACCTCTGATTATTTTTTTTATCGTTCAAAATACAACTCCAAGTTCTAAATCTTAATAACTCCGAAGGATTCGATTTATTGTATTTTCTTCCCTTATTAAAAGATGAACTATTAATATAAACTATATCAACAGAATCTCCGGTAGAATTAATAGAATTTTGAATTTCAGCGTCATTGTAATTAGTAATAATCCAAAACCTCTACAAAAAATATTAAAATCATTTATCACTTTTGGATAAAAACCAACATTCATTTCAACAACATCATCACCAGCAACTGCCGACGTTCTTTGTAATACTATATTTTCTTGAGTCCCATTTATTGTTAAGTTATACTCTTTAGTATCTGTTTTGGTTATCGGATCATAGTTTTCTTTGGCGTCAAAGTTTTTCCAACAGTTATCCAAAATATCAACTCCTGTTTTTTTCCAAACTTTATATCTATGCCATATACTACCATATTTTAAAATCCAAGCGTATGGCACTTTATGTATTCCACCAAACTTTTTTAAACTAGCAAATATATAATCTAATTCACTAGTTGTATTGTTTTCATAGGTCACGTATTTCTCCCTTAAAGTCGCCAAAGGAAGACTATTAAGAAACAAATATGCCGCCGCAACATATGGAAAATCATTACCCGATGTAAATCTGTTTACACCATCTAAAATCGCATTTATAAAATATGGAGTATTAATTAATGAAGTTGATTGTATTTCACTTATGTTTCCTGGATTTCTTCTATAAAAAACACCCCCTTCAGTCGGTAGTTGTTTTTTTATCCCTTCTTTTTCTATTCTACCATCATAAAAAGTTTTGAAATTTTTCCCGTTGAATGTTGTTTCTGTTGGTTCAGGTAATTTTAATGATGAATCCAAATAGTTAAAATTTGTTATTGGTCTAATCTGAGACAAAGATGTTGTAATATTAAAATTACTAATAACTTTTTTGTCGTCATTCAACATCAAAGTTTTTGTAGTATTTAATATGTTTTTAAGATCCGCGGTTTTTTGTCCATTTGCCAAACCGGTTTTGAACCAATCAGGAATTGAATATGGGAATATGTCAGTAAACTCAAAAAAGTTAGAACTAGTGTTCTTAAGATATTCAGTTAATTCATTAAGTTTACCAGGTTGCGGATTAACCTTCCCTTTGTTTGGATCTATAGAAGATAGACTTAAAACTTGGAAATTTTGAGAAACTTCGTTTTCGATATAATTAGTTACAAATATACCTCTAATATACTTTTGCCAACTTTCACCTAACCCTCTGTTGGATATGTTAGCCAAATAATTTATATAATTACTTGATGTTAAATCAAATTGTTTTAGTTTCTGAATCAAAAAAGGATTATCAGAACTCAAAGAATTTTTTATATTTAAGGTTTCATTTTCAGCAATAATTTGAGGTAATAATTTTTGAATTTCTTTTTTTCCAAACCTTTGATAGAAAGCGGATATGAAAACTCGTTCCCAAATTTCAAATAAAAATTTGACTTCTTGCTTGTTAGAAAAAAAGGTATTTGTTGTTGGGAAATCTATCGAGTTCAAAGAAATTCTATTAACATTTTGATTTTCATTAGTAAAACTTGGAATGTCAAAACTAATAGCATTGTCATTTCTTTTAGTCGTTGCTCTCATATATTCCTCTACAAATTCAACTTCAGGCCAAATTTCTGTCAAATATGATTTTGTTTTAGAATTATATTTCGGATCTCCAATATATTGTAAAATATACTTTTCGCCATTAGGAACCGCAGTTTCAACAAAAAAATGAGGCCAAGGATAAACAGGTATTAAATTTTCACCGTTTATATCCACATATTCTTTGAGATCCGGACTAGTAACTGTTTTATCTTTATCCTGAATAACGTTCATTCTTATAGGATTATTTCTACCGTTCCAAGCTGAATCATGGACATCACACATCAATCTCAAAAAAGCTTCTGTGTTAGCCATTATAATTGAAATCATGTTTCTTATAGTAGGTTCGAATCCTAACCCATTATCATTACTTTTTAATAAATTAGTTAGTTTGTCCTGGAGACCACTTTCAATTTCTTTCATTTTAGTGTTTAATTCTTTCAACATGTTTTCAGTTATTGTCATGAAAGAATTAGTTGTATCTTCAAATCCAAACCAATATGATCCACCAGAAGAAGTTAAATATTGATTTAATTGTAATTTAAATTTATCAAAATCTTTAGAATTTTCTGAGCTCTCCTTCGAAAATCTTTGTTTATAACTCTCTTCGTAATTTATTTGTGGATTTTTAATATTTATTATCTCATATGTAATTGGATTATTAATTGCATAAGGAGCTCCATATCCAAAAGTTTTATTTTCTTTTAATTTTTTATTACTATCGTCAATCGATGCTTTTAATTCTGTAATAGCTTTTTGTAAATTACCAGCTTCTAATGTTTCTTTTTTGAATGTATATATTTTCTGATTAGTTCCTGACGCAACATAAAAGTTCTTTTTGTCTAAATAATTTTCAAAAAAAGAACTTTGAGCCGTGAATACTTTTTGTTGATATTGAGCAATGTAAAATTGATAGTTTTTATGGTCATCGATTGGAGATAAATCTTGTTGATTAATCCAATTGATTAAATTTTTCTCCAAGGTATTTAGTCTCGCCAAAAATTGAGCGATAGTTATTTCCGGAAAATCATCACTTAACAATCCTTTAGATTTATACTCGGTAAAAACTTGTTTTATTTTTTGAACCCCTCTTGTTGTTGGTATTACTTTTACATTTTTATCTTGCGTACCTACGTTTGATGGTGGTGTTATGTTTAACTTGCTTTCATACATATAAGGTAAAACCATAATATGTTGAATTGGTAAATTTTGAAAACAAGAAAATTGATAGGTTTGAAACCTAGTCGTTATTTTAAAATTCCCTGTATCAGGAGAATATGTTGCACTAAATGTTTTTAGATGTAAGGCATGTTTCACCGCCTTCCCATAATAACCTTTAATCGTTAAAAAGAATATAGGATAAGGATAGGTGAAAAAACAAGCATATGGTGATTGTTCTCCTTTTTCAAATAACGCCCTACCATGATAATCCTCCATAGTTATGGTAACTTCAAAAAAACCATTAACTTTATTTTCTACTTGAATTTCTGTAATCCCTAATAATCCAGTGTCTAAATTTTTTATAACTTGTTTCTGAAAACCTTTTGGTTCTTTTTGTTGATTAACACCCTCACCTTTTGTCGTATCTAAACCTGTTATCTCATTATAATAATCGTCAGTTAAAAAACCAGTACCTGACGGATTTAAAAAGTTCACCGTGGCGATTGAAACTAAATTCCTCGAAACGTTGTTATCCACCCCTAACGCTAATCTTGTTCTCGGAATTAATGAACATTCCAAGTTAGCATACATTATTAAGTCTTCGTTTTTTACCGCCCTTTCCTTTACATTACCCAAGGAATCAATCAGTTTGTTCGGATCAACTAAAACGCAGTTTTGATAATCGAACTCTACATATATATTTTCGTCATTACCTACCATAATAGAAAAAATAATTATTCAATTCAGCCTCGTAATCTTGGACGGATGAAATTAATGGGAATGGAATTACTAACAAGGCTTTATCCGGTATGTTCCACTCTAACCCACCATATTGGGGGTTCGCCGCCAAAATTAACCAACCAAAAAAAGGAGATCCATATAATTCTTGACTAATTTTATCTAATCTAGAAACATTGGTTCTATAAATATAATTTTTATCAGAGGTTTTAGATGGTAGTTTAACAAATGGAACTACTGTCTGAACACCATTGATTAAAAAGTTATTATATCTATTAAAATACAAACTAGACATTATAAGAAAATATTTTTACCGTTAAATGTTTTTTTATTATTATTTGAATTACCTTGACTATAGATATTTTTTAATCTTGTTTTATCTTGATTATCACCCTCTTCACCTTCATTATACGTAAATTTCCTTTCCACCCCTTTAACATATGGGTCCCACTTTTTATACGTATCTAATTGAGTTTTTATTTTATCAAACTCGGTTTTTTGTGTTGCTTTGAAAGACTTAGAATTATCTTTTATACGAGTCATCCATTCCGAGATTCTCGTTTTTAAGGATATTCCAGATGCAACTATGTCCTCATTTGGTGTTATTTCATTCAAAACTCTATTATATTCATTATCATCCAAAAATATTCTAGACATGATAACCCAAAACTTAGCATTACTATCATTCCCTGTTCCGGAAACAAATCCAGAGTCAATAAAATCGAATTTGTATGACACTTTATGTTCTACAATTTTTTGGTTTTTAAGAATATTATAATAATCAACCAATTTATCTGAAGCCTTTTTGTAATCCGCCTTCACCACAACTAATGTATCGCCACTACTTGTATTAGTTTTTATTTTGAATGTTTTAATTTCTTGGGTTGGTTTTATATATCCATCTTTCTCAGTAACAACAAAATCAACTTTTGCAAACATATTAACTAATTTCTGTTCGACCTCAACTATTTTTTGAGTCACTGTGGTTAAGTCAGTTATTATATTTTGATATTCCCTATTTACAACCGTAACTAATTTTTCATTTACTTTATTAACATCTTTTGTTTTAAAATTTAGTCCTGTAAATATCCCTATATCACCATTATTAATAGATTTCACAACATCGTCTTTAACTTCTTTTAATCTTACTTCAAAATCATATGGTTTTCCAAGTATTCTACTTGCAGAAGGATTAGTAAATGGTTGGGTATTACCTTCAGAATAGTTAGACGTTTCTAAAAAGTAGTTAACTACCTGTAGATTATATCTATTAAAAATCTCATCAATTTTATTAGTAGAGGTGTCTAAATATGATTGGCCGGTATCATAAATCTGATCCATAATTTTTTTATATGATATCTCACCCGTTGTTGCGGATGTCGTTCCCGTTGATCCTGAACTTGTATTAGATAGAATTGTTCCTATTGTTTCACCTCCAGCGTTTTGTATTTTATTTTGATTATTTCCAACCGTGACAGGTGCTTGATCATCAAATAACGCTTTTTTCAGAGACTCATCAACTTGTTTAAATGAATCATCGGTCCAATCCGCTCTTTCATCATAAACTTCGGTATTAGCATAATAGTTAAAAGACAACGCATTTTGTAATTTTTGTATTGGTTCTTTAAGCCCCATTCCACCAACTATGTTAAAATTCAAACTCACCTTAACGATCATTGGTTGAACCCCAATACCTTCAGGATTTATATCCAACAGAGGTTCGTAAGCAAATTGAACATCTGTCGGTATGATCTTTGTATTAAAAAAGTCACCCAATCTCAACACTAAAACAGGTGGAGCACCAAATGCCGTGTTTACTGCATTATTATATTTTGGTTTTCCATTTATATCTATCACAGGTATTGTGTCTCCGGGTCTAGTACACTGTTGTAAAAATGTCAATCTAGAATTTAAACCTTCAGGTGTGATTGCGTGAAATGCAGGACTGAAATATTTTATTTTTTGTTTCATCGAGTCATAGAAAAAAGGGTCTGACTCTTTTATTAACTCAAAATAATCACATTCTGATAATAAACTTCTTAAGATTGCCTTTCCAATTCCTTGTTTAAATTTCTCTTCAACTGTAACAGTCGCCGGTTTTGGTGGTAATGCTCTTAATTGTTTTTCTGAAACTAACTCATCTCTTCTATTAATTTTTGTTTTGTCATCACTCAAAGGCTCAGGTTTTTGTGCATCAATAGACTTAATAGACACTCTTCTACAAGCCATCGCAGGAATGGAAAATTTACGATCAGTAAGATAAGTTGGGTCTTCATTACCACAATTGTAAGAACCTATATTATTTTTATTTTTAGTTTTCACACTAAGGTTTGTTATTGTTTCTCCTTGTGGTGATAATTTCACTGTTATATTATCTTTATATTGAGGTAATAAACCATCCAAATATATTTTTACAGATTGAGCTCTTCTCTGTGATAATTTGTAATTATAATCAACCGACGCAGGGGCAGAAGTTGATCCAACAAGTTCGATGGTTATTCTTGGTTTTTGCGTATTATCTTTAGGATATGTTTCAAAATACTCTTTTATCTTTGGTATAAAATCACTATTAACAATTTCAAAATTATATTTTATAGCATCCTGTAAAAAAGTATTTGATTCTGTCTTGGACAGATAATCTTGATTTACAACATAAGAACTATATAGATTGGAATAATTTTCGGATCCTGTTTTTGGTATGTCATTATCGAAATAAAATCCCAAATCCGTCAAAGAAGAAAAATCAGGACCTGTGAAAACATTGGCCTTTCTATCAGTTGTTGTTGTTTCGTTAAAAAGTCCATTAGTTTTTATTATCTCTTCATATTCATCTGATTTAGCCATGACCACTTTTTTCTGAAGTTCGACTAACTGGTCTCTCCTTAACGTGTTCCATCTTTTAGCCAATTCATATATGTCAAATTTTAAACACCCAGCAATAAATGAATCCACAATTTGATTCACAGTTCCTGTTTGTTGATTTGAAAGTTCTTTATTAACAATAACATTCAATATCGATGGATGATCAACAATTATCTTCCAAGAAATAGAACCTGATCTAGTTGTATCTTTATAAGTAAAAATAGGTTCCGGTCTTCCTAAAAAGTTAACAGCATTGAAGTTTGGTTTTGATGTCTCACTAAATGTTAAATCATAAGGTGGAAACCACATTACTCTACCACCATTTGGACCCTTCTCACATTCAGGTAAATCCTCGTATGTTAGACCTGCTCTATTAGAAGTTCTCCAAGCCAAATTTTCCAAGGAGAACATATATTTTTTTACTTTACCATCAACTATGTTTGTAGATCCCGGATTTTTTAGTGGTGCAATATTCAAGTTGTAAGTGTTATCCAATACAGAATAACTGAATTTCCTAATATTACCATCAGTTTTTTGTAAATTTGAAAAAGTGTAATATGGTTTGTCTTTTGTAAAGATTCTACAATAAACGTTACTATTTGTATATACACCTTTAGCCGGATTATCCCACTTTTGAATTTGCGACCCTTTTGTTATTTGTTTGTATCCGTCGTTGAATATTGTACTCACTTGATTTATTGCATTTCCAACATGAGAATACCTATTAGGTCCCCCCAAATCATCAGCTGCGGTTACAAATCTTTGTGTATAATCTAAAATTGAACTTTCAGTAAAATCAAATGATGTAGAATTAAATGGTGGTTTAATTAAATCGCTTGTGTATTTAGGTGAACTCCAAACAAACCCTCCTGTTAAATCACCACCATTATCTGTTATTGATTTACCATTCAATCCAAAGTCAAATCTTTTATCAGGTCCTTCATATTGTTTTCCCGCCTTATCAGGGCCATACATCGGAGCGATTATTTGTCTTCCGAATGGGTCATTTGCTAAAGCGTCTGCAGGAGAATCTAATCTTGACGCCTCTAATTGTTTGTTTCCAATATAATATCCGCCCTTGTTTGGTTTATCTAAAATACTATTAATAGCTTTTCTAGCGGTATCCACTATTTCACCCACAATTGATCTTTCATAATCAGGTGAGTATCTGTTCAAATTAAGATTGAAATATAATTGCGACTTTTGACCCCCTCCGGTATTGTTAATAAAATTCTGCGATGGAGAATCTTGAGTAAAAAACCTACCAAATAGTTTCCCGATTCCTGTTGATCTTTGGTTTCCTTGGTCATCTGTTTTTACTCTTGGGTCTCTCCCCCCATTGAAAGCCTGTGAAATTTGACCAAATAAACTTAAATTATTTTGTGGTTGTGTAAAATAATCACCAGGTATTACCGATCCTGGGAAATAAAACCCTCCAAGTCTTGCTGCAAAATCTGCAGCCTTTAATACAATATTACTCGGTCTTGTAATTACCCAATCTCTCTCAACTAACGGTCTTTTACCTTGTGCAAGCTGTATTGCTTGTATAGGATCACCAATTGCATTAGGTAAGTTAATCCTACCAACTGTGTTTTGTATAATTTCTCTACCTATTCTTTCTTGAAATTCTTTTTTTAAAACTTTTGAACCTAGTTGTGCAATAAATGAATCTTGTGATAATGATCCATTATCACCTGTAGGATTGTCTTGTAATAATATCTGATATGGAGAATAGCTTGACGGAACAAAACTTAAAGGATCTGTGTATTGTTTAAAAGTGGGAACAGATTGAATGTTTCCAATCCTAATAAGTTGTATTGTATTTTGTGGAGCATATTTGTTTTGTGTTGGTATTTGTCTTTCAATTGGCTCACTTAATTGTGGTAATTTGTTATCTGAATAATCATAAGGTCCTAAATTACTTTTAGTATTTGCCAGCCCTCCAGCGTCCACTATTTTCAAAAATCCTCCTTCAGGTCCATAAGCATTTAATGGATATAATCTATCCGCAAATGGATCTTCAGATATGAATTCATCAGGAGAATCAATGACAGAGTAATCACTCAAAACCGTTTCATAATTTCTGTCTCCTACAGGTGGCGTGTAAGCCCCAGGAACAGTATATGGTTTGAGATTTCTCGTCATCAATTTATTCCTAAATGATGATGTTGAATCAAATGTTAAACTACTCGGCATTAATTATTTTATAATAAATATTGTTATATCTATTTTTTGGGTATAAATTGAGCAAAACGACCTCTTCCAAATTCTTTTTCTAATTCTGAAGATAAACTTTCCATGAAAATAGGATTGGTTATATATTCACTCATTAGTTCTTTGAACCTTTGATCCACATTTGGAGCATTTACATTCAAATTTATATTGAATGGATTAGACTGAACTAAGCTTACAACACTGCTTGAAGGTGATAGTGGTGTTATAGGTGTAGATGATGCTGGCACAACGCTAACTGTTGTTGGTGATACGGGTGATACAGATGATGTCGAAGGATTAAGATTAATACCTCCCATAGCGCCTGTTGACATTTTAGTGAATGCGTCTTTAACAAAATCAAATACTTTTTTATCTAACCCACTTAATTCGAAATTTGCAGGTAATGAACCTGTTATTGCGTTACCCAATTTAGCTTGTAAATTTTTTAACGCTTCTACAACAGGAGTTCCACCCAACACCTCAGCAAATAGTGTTGAAACGCTCGATGTCATAGTATTCAAAAAAACATCACTAATTGTATTTACCTCACCCATCCTTTTTGTTACATCCATTCTTTCACCTCCAGATTCTGTCGTTGTTTTTTCCAAACCAAAAACAGGTCCTGTCATGACCTTTTCTTTGAAGTTCCTTAGCATAATTCCTCCCAACTTACTTAATCCTTCATTAACAGTTTTGTTACTAGCTAATAAACTAGGATAAAAATTATGTAATGCTTTAATTGAATTGTTCAACTGTAATAATTCATGTTGGGAACTTCTTTGAGCTTCTATAACATCCGCATTTGGTCGTGCTTGAGCATCTAATTCAGCCCTAACTCTTTTCAAATCTTCATCCTTTAATGTGGATATATCTTTAGCTTCACCTCCAACATTAATTATATACTTACCCTCCATGTCAGTTCCTTTCTCCCCTAATTTTGCCTGAGCGTAAATTAAGTTTTTCAAAGATTCGTCTTGTGCGAAGTCGGGTAATTCTATTTTTTTTACCTTGTCTTGAAACTCCGCCATGGCCAACCCACTTTGAACTATATAATCCGTTTTTAATCCCGGAACTTCTTTCGATAAAACTCTTATCACCTCTTGACCCATTGCATTAATTCTTCTTTCCCCTGTTTGTGCATCTATTTCAACAAATCTGGTAAATTCGGACGCCAACATTTCTTGAAGTTTCTTTGGGTCACTTCTCGCCATATCCTGTAATTCATATACATTAGTCATCGACCCCAACCCTAATCTTTGGAAAGTACTTGCAACCTCTACCGCCTTTTCAGGATCATACAACTGTTCTGCAAAATCTAACGTTTCTTGCATTGTTACCCTCAACATTTGAGATTGTGCCGCCATCTTTGTCATACCCTCAACACCATTCTTAAAATTGAATAGGTTTAGTTTAGACATGTTTTTTTCTACTTCATCGAATACTAATTTTACATTTGCACCTGTCTCTTTTGCGGTATTAAAAATCTTATTAACTTCTTGTCCTATATTATAAACTGAAAAACCGGCCTTTGTAAAATTCTCAATCAAACTTTTTGCATTCTCTTTAGTTATATTCATACCTCCCTCAACTAAACTGATTGACGCAAATAATTGTTTTTGACCTTCGGCCGTTATTATTGCTGCAGAACCCATTGCTTCATTTGCCGCCTGCTGAATATCAACCATATCCTTATACGTTCCACCCATCATTTTTATATCGACTTCAGCCTTAGCGAATGAATCCCTGAGTGTTTGAGCAAAAGCTCTACCACCACCGAATGTGGATGATAGACCCATAATAGCATTTTCAAAATCCGCAACTCTCTCGAAAAAACCATCAGCTTGAGTTTTTGCTAAATCTTTAAAAGCGCCAGCAATATCTTTGAACATTGATGACGAATACTGTAAGGTCGGTTCTTCAGGGGGCGGTGCACCAGATCCGGTGGTTCCGGGTGGTCCTGTTAAATGAAAAAGCATATTTTTCTTTCTTTATAAATATTGAAAAAAAGTTTATTCAGGCGTTTTTTCCTCAATAAACTTATTAATTATAAATTTTCTTAAATAAATAGGAAGGTTCAAGAAATCTGAATATGAAACATTCAGGTGTCTTGTACAAAAATAATATTCCAATGATTGAACTTGTCTATAATCAGAAGAAAGGGCGAAAAAATTCAACCCCGAAAGATATCTCAAACGGTATCTCTCTTCCAGACGGGGCTAAAATTGTTCTTTTTAAATCTAAACCGGGTTCGTTTTCGTTTAGAAAATTTCTGATGTATTTTGAATCTACAATTGGCATTGTGTCTATTGTTTGAGCAATTGATCCTTTTTCTCTATTACCATCAATTTCAACAATAATCTTATTTAATTTCCAAGTTTGAGTTGGAGCAACTCTACCAACCGGATATTGGGATGCCATTTTTTCGATTTCGGATGTTTCCGCAAAACTGAGCGGTTTAATTTTAACTTTTAATCCTGATTTAGGTAATGTTAGAGAAAACAACCCCTCTTCATCAATTGTATTTTTTGTTTCCTTGAATGAAAGTTCATCCAAAAGTATTGTGGTATCAAATTCTTTATTTGTCTCCGGATCCTTTAATTTGAAATTGTATTCAGGTCCAAAAGCGGTATTTCTTAAAAATATTAAAATAGCTTGAATATCTCCTTCAACCAATTCGTCTGGTCTTATTTCTGGTTCGTATATTTTATTTCTCAACAATGACATAATAATCCCTTCTTTAATTGTTGATCCAGCCATTAATATATTTTCATCGGCAGCCGTCAAATATCCAACCTTCAAAGATTTTTTCTTTGACTTATAATAAACTCCACCACTGGGTAATTTCACAACATCATGTGGTAGGTTAAAATTTTCTTGTCCATATTTAATTGATTCTTCCATAAATAAAAACGTAGGGTTTTGTCCCTACGTTAAAATTAATATTATAAATAAATAAGTAAAGTTTATATTAATAAACTAATATACATCTATCCATTCTTAAAGTGGCAGATATTTCAACCAACTTATCACCTTCATAACTCAAATCACCAAATGAAACGTCTGATAAGAATGTTCCTTCTAATATCCATTTTTCTACCACCACCCCTGTTGGATCTAACATCTCCAAATCCACGTTTCTTTTATAACCTACTGCATAACCCATACGACCTGTCACAGATTCCGCACAAAGACGAACCCATTCCATTAGAGCTTGAGCCGCGGAAGGTCCGATTGGATCTCTAAATTTAACAGAAATGGTTTCCCAGTTAAACTGACCCGCAACATATGTTGATGTATTCAAAAATTTAATCTCAACCGGATTAATTTTAATTTTCGGTCTACTGGCCGAAACTACATACCATTCATTAATACCCAATGGACTTGGAAATCTTAAGATAAATCTATTCTGCCTTTTCGGTTCGTATGGAATCGGCATTTTCATTAGCAAATCAGCCATAATATTTAGTTTTAATTTTTTTTAGTTTATTATAAATATATCCAAATACAAAATTTTTTCTATTTACTTTAATTTTGAAAAAATTTATTATTAATTATCTCCAGTATACTTAAATTTAACACGCTTACTTAAAAATTCATCTTCACTAGTCTTTTCAATATTCTTTAAATCATCATCTGAAAATCCTATAAATGGTAAAAAGAAATTTTTAATATCATTTTTAATATATGCCTTTTTATTTAGTTCATGTGATAATTCTGTTACGTAATTAACAAACTTTTTGAGAGCCTTTACTTTTTCTTCTTCTGGGTTGGCTTCACTTCCTTTTCCAAAACTCACCGGATAAAATTGACATAAATCTAAATAAGAGTTTATAAGTTCCATATCCGACAAACTTTCCTCATCCATAAATTCCCTATATTTTTTAAGGTTTTTAACCAACTCGTTTTTATCAATACCATTTGTATTTGATACTATATAATTATATACCGCCTCTTTTAAGACTGTCGGTGTGTGTCCTCTTGCTGTGATGATAGAAAAAATGGATCCATTATTTATACATTCTACAAAATCACCCCATGAAGGTCCGGGTTCGGCTATCATGGCATCAATAATAAATCTTTTATCACCTTCTACCCTAAATTGAATGAAAGGATTTTCAGAATACCCAACAATTTCTTCTCCTTCATAAAAAAAATTTTCTTTCCCTATGACTGACCTATATTTGGCGAAATCATCAGTTGACATCCCAATTTCTTTTCCTTCCTTATTCTTTACCAATATTTTTGTTGGCATGTAAGCTATATTATCATCCCAATCGAAAGCATAATACTTAAGATCGGGTGTTTGGTCTTTGAATCCTTCAAATAATTTTATTTTCATAATTTTTCAAAAAAAGTGGGGTTTTAAATTGTAACAAAGTTATGATTTTTTTGTTACAAAATTAACCCCACTTTGATGTTAATATTAGATATTTTCGAATGAAGCACCTGTTGGTGTGATCAAAAATTCAATATCTATAAATTCAAGAGCTTTGGTTGGTTTGATATAAATCTTACCGGTCAATTGGTTTCTATCTAAATCTTCCGGAGAAGAAGAAACCGTAACACGGAAATCATATAAACCTCTATCTCTTCTAATACCGTCCAAAATAGGATTAACAGCATCTAAGAAATCTTGTCTAACTCTTTCGTCATTTTGTTCGAAAAGTAATCTCACAGAAACTGCGGAGATAAGTTTTCTAGCTTGTAAAAGAAGTCTTCTTACATTGATACGATCAAGTGCTGATTCTCTAATTTGAAGAGTTTTATTACCCCAAATTACAGTTCCTACATCAGAGAAAGTCGCAATTGGGTTAATTCTACCTTGATAAAGAGTGTCTCTATCTTCTTGGGTAAGTTTTCTTCTCGCTTTGATAGAATTTACAAGACCTCTAGTATAACCCGCCGCAGCAAACCAAGGGAACGCGATATTATCCGTTAATGCTAAGTTTCTTGTAACTTCAGCGGTCGCAGGTAAATAAATTTGAGTATTATTAACTGTGTCTCTTGTTAATACCCATGGGTAATAAGTCGCTGTGTAGTTTGAGTCAATACCTATAGTATCCAAGCTATCAACCGCTTCTTGTGGATAGATAAAATCTTGATTACCCGCCGAAGAAGGTACAAACATTTTGTAATCCGGAGTTGTTGTTATATAAATTGAATCTGCTCTGTCAAATTCAATCATTTCAATTGCCCTCTCAACAAGATTACTATTATTAACATAATCAATACCCGGAGTTACGAATACATTTATATTAACACCTTCAGGATTAGAGTATGCCTTTTGACCTAAAAGATATGCGTAATAATCAGTATTAGCCCAATCACCTGTATTATCTCCAACGGTAATTCTTCTGAATAATCCACGACCACTTGCGTTGGGGTATCTATCACTAATACAGGCCCCTTTCAAATATCCTCTTTTACCTAAAATATATTCATCGGCATTTGTTCTATATTCTCTATATATATCCCAACCATCGAAACCACCCGCAACCAATAAAGTGAACTTTCTTGCGAATATTCTATAATAAGGGTTGTCATCATTATCAGGATCTTCACGGAACGGTGCGTCACCAACGAGGAAAGCGGAAGTACCTGAAGTGTTAAATGTATCAGGAATTGTTATAACCCAAGCTCCTTCATCCATATGGAAACCGGCGGTTTTATATGCCCAATCTTGTAGAACTGGTTCACATACAACACCAATATTTTGTTTACCGAAATATTGGAAGAAATCTAAATCATAACCTACAGAAGAAGATAAACCTAAATATGTTCTTCTAACATTATCACCAGGACTTGTTGTAGAGTTATCTCCTGTATCTAAACCGAACGGAGGATTTTTAATGATCTCGCCTGGAAAATCATATTTAGTTTTGTAAATTGGGAATGGAGATCTAACACCTGAATAGTTTCTGAATGAATATCCCTCAAATCCACAAGGTAATGAATCGACAGGTGCGTCTTCGTTCAACTCTAACATAATAAATTTAGAGTTTAATGAGTATTCACCATCAGAAGTTCCTATTTTTTTACCTATAAAACTATTAAGTTCAGGATCCATAGAACAATTTGTGAATTTTTCAAGAACAACAGGGGCATCATCACTATCATAAAAATCTCTAACTATTACATCAAAAGTTAAATTATTAAATGTCATGTTAGCTAAAGAAATTTTTATTTGATCATTTGCACTATTTCCATCGGCAATAGATATAAATTTGAACAATCTATAAACATTACTACCTCTTAGTTCAGAAACAACCCAAGGACTTTCTGGTGCTTGATATCTTTCAGCATAATAAGCGATACTATCAAGTTTACCCGATCTCAAACTATCTAGTTCTACAAGTTTTGCACTTAATCCTCTTATATAACCTTGATTATACGCGTAATTTAACAAAGTATCAAATCTTTCTTCTACAAATAAAGGAACTTCTTTCCTATCTTTTCCGAAATTGGAAACACCAAAAACTTTAGGTAAGTATGTGGAGTCAGAAATAGACAGTGAAGTTTTAAAAGTGAATAATTGATTATCTCTATTAACGACATTTATTCCAAAAGGTGCAAAAGGATTTTTCTTAGCGGACTCATAAGGACCTGTAAAATCCAAAGTGACTTTGGTACAATCATCTACTTCATATTTTGGACCATCATCATCTTGATCGAAAATGGAGATACCTCTAGATCTTAAAGTTGCAACAACAACATTATTGTAATTACTATAAGAATCTCCGGTATAATAATAAATTACACCATACATAGTTCCTGAAAAACAATTAGGAGGGACAACTTGTGTAACAGTAGGTGTTACCGTAGGTGTTGGTGTATCATCACAAGGGTTAACAGGTGGTAATGTTGTTGGAGGTAATGTCGTAGTTGGTGTGATATTATTTGGAAATTGAAATAAGTTACCAATCGCGGTCCAAAAAGAAAATCCGGAATAACTATCCGTACCTTTACTATCAAATAATGAATAATACCAAGCATCATTTTTGAAAGACGTATAGTCAGCTTGTGTAGAATCAACATTATCTACATCTAAAACATTAGTTCCCGCAGTAAACTGACTTGATAAAGTTAAGTAATCATCACCCTCGATTGTACCATAATAATAAATAGAGCTAGCACTTTTTGATGGTGTTGTAAAAATACTTGACAACTGAGATTTTATATCAGAATCAAGAGTGGAAGTTCCTCCATCATTTTTCGTATAAGATTGAAATAATAAATCTTTTATTTCATCAGGTAAATTAGTTAAATACTGAATTGATGATGTAGAATCATTACAACCTGAAAAATTAACTTGAAAAGGTTTAGTTACTGCTGTACAAGAAATATCACAAGTTTGTGCGGTGAAGTTAGGTGTTTTTGTACAGATTTCTCTGAAACCTACCGTACCATTATCAACATTTGCGACTGTTGTGATAGACCAAGAAGGACCCGCATCGTATCCTGAAAGACCTAAAACTCTAGTCATGAACATTTGATTTGACTGTTGTAAATAAGCCTTGGCGATATATGACGCCTCATACTTTGGAATTTGAGTGTTTATAAATTTTTCAGGAGATGTTCCTCCGAAATAAGTTTCGAATTCACTGTAAGAAGTGATAAATATGGGTTCAAAGGCAGGTCCTTTCAATGACTCACCAACAATACCCAAAGTCGTTACACCGACACTTTGAGAGACAAAACTCAGATCTCTTTCTGAAGTGTAAACACCGGGAGATACGAATACTTTACTATTTGCCATTTAATTAAAAATTTAATTTATTATTTATTTAATCATAAATATTTCTTTTTTTAGCAAAAAACTTTACTTTTCAAAAGATATTTATAAGTTGGCAGATTATTTTCTTCCTTTTTTCTGCCTTTGATTATTATGTCAGAAAAGAAAAAAATAAAAAATCTTAAGATATCTGTAGAATCTCACGAGATTTTAAAAAAATATTGTGATAAAAAAGGTATTAAAATCTACAAGTTTTTGGAAAACTTAATCATAGAAAAATGTAAAGAAAAGAAGGATATTTATGGAGAAACCTAAACAATATTGGCGATAAATTTTAATTTAGAACTTTCAGAACTAATATCTTTTATAATTTCAAATCTCAATAAATCCTCACTATTCACCTGTATTTTAGATAAGTTGGATCCATAATATTCATCATTTATATAAACATCAAAAGATTTTGAATTTTCATCTTCAAAGAAAGACAAGTCGACTCTGTCATAAAACTTTTTACTTGTTATGTTACTACTTCCAGAAAAAATAACATCCACCGTATAACTAGAAGGATTATCGTCTTTTTTTATTTTTCTACCTCTCCTATTTTGACTTGAAGCTTCATATAGTTGTAAAACCCTTGATACTGCCGGTTTTATTTCGAATTCATCTTCGTCCATTAAAAATCCCATCATCGTAAAATCGTAAGATTGTGTATAATATTTTCTTTTTTCTAAATCCAACACAGATTCATCAGAAATATTATCCCAAATAATTGGAATATAATGTCCTTTAATAACTGAATACGCTTGACGTGAAGAAAACTTTTGCAACACATTTTTATTAAATTGGTTTAATTCCCTCATTCTATTACAAATAATCTTGATAGAATACTTGATGTCGACCGGAACTGGTTGTGGAATTTTATAAACATCAACATTTAATCTATTTCCATCATAACTTGGGACAGAAGCATAATAAAATTGTTTTCTATTAGGTATGGTATATTGTAGTGATGGTGTAGAACCGTATTTAACTTCAGGAGTTCTAACCACAGCGATAAATGGAGGGGCAATATTCTTATCTAAATCCTGAAAATTCCAGGTTTCAGTAAACTGAGCCCAATTCTGTGTGGTAATTATAATATCTACATTAGGAACTTTTTTACCATCAACTATAAGTTGTAGATCGTCCCTAACAAAGTCCAAAAACCCCCTATCTAAATCAGCATGAAGAATTGATTTTGGAAGAAAAGTTCCCTTTTCATTTATTTTTTCCAATAACTCAACTCTTCTCGGATATAGAGTTCTCTGATATCCTAAAGTTATATCTTTTTTTATTTTTTTAGGAAATCCCATTATTATAGTTTTACATAATTAGTTCCGGGTATGAAATCTTTCGCATTATGTTTTGGTAAAAGAGTTCTCCAAGTATGACCAAATGTTTTTTCAAAGTGTGGTTTGTCTTTGAATGATTTCCAATCACCACCCCAATCCCAATTGTTTCTTTTTAGTATTTCAACCACCTCCATCCAATCTGATTTACCATCCTTATCAAAGTCAATATTATCTTCCCAAGTTGCAGAATCAAATTTTCCGTCATTATTGGTGTCTTTAATTAAAACAATATCTAAAGCCAAACCGAAATTGTGGATTGACTGACCCCCTTTAGCTTTGGTAACGATTCCAAGTTTTTTACCATTCGAATCAAACAATCTTGTTCTACCTTGTGCGTAAAGAGCATCTTGTTCCGCGAATGTTCTCAAGGTATATGCAAATCTACAGATTGCTTTTCCATTTAATGCGGGAACAATCTGTGCCCTATAGATATAATCAACTTCTTCTCTTACAGCAGGATGTAATAATTTAATCCTGTCTAATGTGATTTTGTCTTCCATATATTTTATTTTTTAATTTCCGCATCAACTCTCCATACCTCGTTCCCACGACTGAGAAGTATTCTCAACCCGGGATATTTTTGTTGGAGACGTTTAGCCCATTCTATCGCTTTGGTCTTACCGATTGAGTAAGATTTTACTCTATCTTCACTATAGAAATCATCAAGTTGTTCTTTTGGTGTCTTTGTGATTTCTTCCTCCTCTTCCTTAAGGATTCTTTTATATTGTGTTTCAGTTATTTTTATTCTCATAATCCTCTAAATTCATTTTGACTTACAGGCGCCGCCACTATAGTCCTATAAAAAGGTTTATATCCTGCGTAAGTATGTTTATTATCTGAAACAACCCTTCCGTCATTTGCAACCACATAATATCTAACCCTTGTTTCAGTTTCATAATACCCGATGTAATCACCGAGTTCTATGTCTATATTTAGTTCCTCTAAATGTTTTTGATACACGGATATTCTAACATTACCGGGTTCCGTTTGACCCAAGTTTGTTTTACTCCCCAACATTTTATTTTCCGGAGCCATAACCTGAATAAACGCTTTAAATTCAACCGGAGGAAGATATTTTATACCATCCGGTACGGTTTCACCATAAACATCATCGGTTTTGGTTTTATATCTATCTATTCTATACAACACACAGGTAAAATTCATATCCCCCTCCAACCACTCTCTACCCATACCAATGTCTAAAGAATAATCTTCACCACCAAAAAACTTACCAAGTCGTGTTATAGGAACCTTTTTTTCCATATTGATAAATATCTTTAATTGTGTTATCTTTATATAAAAAGTTTTTTTTTGGAAAATGGAGCACATTTAATTGAGAGAAAGGCGCTTGATATGATTGAGTCATATTCAGGTTCAAATAACTATATCCTAAAGATTCAGCACCAACAGAGCATCAATAAGAAATTTTATCCTACCCGATCTCAATCTGAATACATATTAACTTTTCACGACACAAAACCAAAGGTTGCAAAAAAATGGGTTGAACTTGACCCATATTTTGCAAACAAGATTTCTGATGAAAAGTTATATACAAAGGTTCCGGATCAAGTTTGGGTTGAGAAATTATTGGTTGAAAAAGAAAAAGCATATCACATTTGGGGTAAGTTCTTTTCCGGTGAAACTAACCACGAATTTTGGTTACCAAAGTCCGCATTAATTAAAACTCACACGATAGAAAAGGTTGATATTGATTATTCAAAATATGATCATAGACCTCCTTTATCACATCAGAAGGAAGCAATTGAGAAATTGGTTGGCAGTAAAAGATTTATCTTGGCAGATGATATGGGATTGGGTAAGACCACATCCACAATCATTGCTGCGCTTGAAACCGGAGCGAAAAAGATTTTAATTATTTGTCCGGCATCCCTTAAGATCAACTGGCAAAGGGAAATTTCAAATTATAGTGATAGAAGTGTTTATATCTCTGAAGGTAAAAACTTCTCAACTGAACACGACTTTGTTATTATTAATTACGATATCATTAAAAACTTTTATGATACCAAAGACAAAGAAAACTCTCTGATTTATAAATCAAACTTTGATTTAATTATTATTGATGAAGCACATTACCTTCAGAATACACAAGCCCAAAGAACCAAACTTGTTAATTCTTTTGCAAAGAAGGCTAACAGATTATGGTTATTAACCGGGACACCGATGACTTCACGACCAATTAACTATTTTAACTTACTAAACCTTATTGAATCCCCTGTTGCACAAAATTGGATGGCCTATGTCATAAGATACTGTGAGGGATATCAGTTTAGAGTTGGAGGTAATAGAAAAATTTGGAATACAAATGGTGCTTCTAACTTGGAAGAGTTAAGAGACAGAACTTCAAAACAAGTATTAAGAAGATTGAAGAATCTTCATCTTTGACGGTTCAGTTTTCAAAATTAATGAAAATCAGACAGGTGATTGCCGAAGAAAAAGTTTCATCAACAATTGAACTTGCGGAGAACATTATTGAACAGGGAAAGAAAGTTATTATATTCACAAACTTCACCAACACTCTTAAAACTTTACTTGAACACTTCGGTAAGAAAGCGGTTGGTCTTGATGGGTCCTCTTCTAAAGTAGAAAGACAAAATGCGGTAGATCAGTTTCAAGAGAACGATAAACTCCAAGTATTTGTAGGAAACATTAAAGCCGCAGGTGTTGGTATTACATTAACTTCTGCTGAGGCGGTTATAATGAATGACTTATCATTTGTTCCATCCGATCATAGTCAGGCCGAAGATAGAGCTTACAGATACGGACAAAAATCAAATGTGTCAGTTTATTACCCCATATTTGAAAATACGATAGAAGGTGTCATCTACGACATGCTAATGAAAAAGAAAAACATATTTGAAACTGTAATGGGTGATAATATGGATAAGGGGGACTTCGTGGAGGAAGTTATGAATTTAATTAACAATAGATCATAATATTAATTTATCAGATATTTATGGTAAAAGAATATGGCTATAATTGCAGAACCACAAAGAACCAAACTCTATACAAGAGTTAGACATCTTCTAGGGGCTCCGATCAGAAGCGTGGAATTAGAAGATGAAATGATGGATTCCCTTTTGGAATTATCCATAGGGGATTATTCACAATATATACAAGATTGGTTAATTGAATCTCAATGGGCGGCACTTCAAAATCTTAACCTTGATGAGCAATCTTTAACAAGGGCGTTCGTCACAAGAAGTTTAGACTACGAAACAAGATATAGTTATGCATATTCAAAAATAGTCGGATTACAAACCGGTGGAGATTGGGTGTTAAAAAAAGATTATTTCACTTTACAAAAAAATCAACAATTATACGAAATTCCTGCGGGTAGAGAAATTAATGAACTTTTATGGTATACTCCACCAACAATGAATAATGTATTGTTTGACCCTTGGGCTTTTGGGGCAATGGGTGGACCGGGACTTGGTGGTTCAGGTGGATTCGCTCAATTAGGTTATTCAGGTTCATATACTATGATGCCGGCTTTTGATATTCTATTAAGAATGCAAGAAACCAACATTCAAAGAAGAATAATTGGGGGTGATTTAACTTATAGAATCACCGCATTACCTGATGGTAAAAAAATGATTCACTTGATGAATGTTCCCGGAGGTAAGTGGGATTTTGGAAATGCCGCATTCCATAACGGAAGAGTTTGGTATTGGTATTATGATTTAGATGGTAAAGATAGAGATGATTGTTTGAAAAACAACCCAGATATTGTTAAACTACCATCAGACGTTCCTATTGATGAAATAAGTTGGGACGAGTTAAATAATCCGGCTCAACAATGGGTTAGAAGATGGTTTATAGGTCTTTGTAAAGAATCTTTGGGTAGAGTAAGGGGAAAATATAGTGGAAACTTGAAAACTCCGGATAGTGAACTTACAATGGACTATACAAGTTTATTGACAGAGGGTAAAGACGAGAGAGCTAAATTAGAAGAAGAACTTAAACAACGTCTTGAAAGGATGAGACCTGAAAAAATGATGGAAAAGGAAGCTCTAACCGCCGAAAATCTGAACAAAGCGATGAAGTTCAGAGCGTTCCCGAGACAAATATATGTAATTTAATTTATGCCAGTAATAAGAAACACACCATCACAAAGAGTCGTGAATGGTAACATCGTTAACACATCTGAAACCGCAATTGTTTCAGATTCCTCCTTCAGAACCAAAGGAGAAGGTATTGTTATAGTTAAACAAATTGATTTTTGTAAAATCAGTTTGGATCATTCAACAACAGATCATATAACAATCAAAGCCCTAACAAAAGTTTTAATCCAACCAATTATCGGGCTTATTGATGACGAATATCAGGAAATGGAAATTGATAAGGGTGCTTGTGTTGAACTTGCATACTGTGCGGGTAACTGGTACATTATGAGCTCAGATGGGTTAAAATTTAGTTGATAAATTCTTCCCATCCTTCTACAGCCATTTCATACATATAATCCGGTTTCAAACCACGTCTTTCCCAATACGCGACTTCGGCTTCAGACATATTCAACACTTCATCCAAACTATCTTGATCCTTTTCATCAAATGGATGTCCGTTAATAAGTTCACATTGTGATGATGTGAATAGACCCCTTTCATCAGGATTCTCAACCAATAATGAATTTCTAATCTCATCTTTGAATACGACAAGTAATGGTTCAATCCTTTTATTGAAAACGGATATTGCTCTTGGAACATTATAATCTCCGGTCATATTTGGATTTTCTTCAATCGTTTTTGAATCCAACATATAACAATTAATCTGAACAAACCCTTCGGGCATTTCTTTTCCGGCCTTTGTTTTCTGTGTTGACCTTTTCTTATAATCCTCCATTGATAACTTAACCTTGGCTCTTTGAGCAATCTTCATAAGTGGAATCTCCTTGTTGTGAATCTTGGTTAGATATTCATAATACCACTCAACAAACTCTTGTCCCTTTCCTTCCAATAACATCTTAACACCTTTGTCCAAGAAGTCCTCAATATAAAGGGGAAGTTTTTTTGATTTGATTGTATTACCGGTGAGTTTAACTTTACCTTTCGCGTCCATAACCGCATAGTTCTTACGAGCAAGGTTGATACACGAAGGCCAAGTTCCGTCAGTATCAAGTGCCATTTCACCTCTCATAAACATATCATTAAATTCGGCCACATCTGCGTTATCACCAGTATACTCCTTACCCTCTTTAACCTTCCAATTTAGACCTTTCCCTATATACCTTCTATTCTCCCACCCTTCAGGTTTGGAGAAGTTTACACCATCCGTATCCATCACCAGAGGGGTATATCCTCTCTTCATAAAGA